GGTCCATGGTCTCTTCTTCGGGAGCATCAGAAGATAAGATATCACCTTCAGAGTCATCGACATTATACAGCTTCATTTTTGATCTGTCAATGCCTACAGTGAAGCGTCTGTAATAGGCAGCATCGTTATATCTGTTCTTGAGTTGCTTGATCATGATACGACCTGACTGCTCTAACTCTTCAGTAGATATGAGAGCAAGCATAAGATCGGCAGTAGCGGGAAGACCAAAAGATTCACTAGTATCTGTAAGGTCAACATCACTATTACCAAAACCACTCCTAGTAGTTTGAGTAGCAGTGACAACAGGTAGGTCATGTTCGACCGCCAGACCTCGTAACTCTTCCGCAATCGCTTTGACATAGGTGTAAGAGTTAACAATGTGTCCTTTGTATCGTGATGAAGCACAGATGTTTAGATAATCAACAAAGATTATGTTAGGTCTGAAGTCTTTCTTAAGTGAGAGATCACTCAACAATGACTTGAAGTGTCCAGAGTGTGCTGCAGCAGTAGGATACTCTTTGATAATCAATTTACCTTGAGACTTCCTACCAATCTCATTGACTCTACTTTTGAATATAGCTTCAGGCATCTCACCAATCTCTTGGATATTAACATTCAAAAGATTAGCATCGATACGTTCAGCAATCTTTTCTTCTGCCATCTCTAGTGTGATGTAGAGAACATTATATCCAATAGAAAGACATGCTGCTGCCATATGACACATGAATAGTGACTTACCCACACCTGTACCAGCAAGAGCAACGTTAAGTGTCTTGTTAGGAATACCACCCTTGGTGATTAGATTCAACTTGTCGATATCAAAGGGAATCTTATGCTCTTCAAGGTGATAATAGTCATATCTTTCGTCTACATTTTGAATGTAGTCGTGTCCGATGTGTTCATCAAACGATACTGCGAGAGCCTGCTGTAGGATACTTGGGATCGCATCCTTTGATACTTCCTGTTCACCCGATCCCTCTGCGATTTTGATAGATTCGAGGAGGGCGTTGTATACTGCCCTCTCCTGACACCATTTCTCCGTCGCATCGACCAACCACTTCGTCTCGATAAACTCTGTACCAAGCGAATTAATATACGATACAGTTTGCGTGTAAGTTTCTTCAGTAAGATCATTCCTTTGAGTTAGATTAATGATTAAGACTTCTTTAGTCGGATACTTGTCATACTTGTTAGAGAAATCTTGAATCTCCTCAAAGAGAACTCGCTCTGATGGTTCCTGAAAGTATTCACCTTTAATAAAGGGGACTACCTTACGAAAATACTCTTCATTACAAAGCAGGTTTCTTAATACAGAATGTTCAAGCTTCTCCGTCATCGTCTGCTCCATACAAGAACGTCTTCTGCGCCTGTTTATCTAGTTTGGCAAGAACTTCGGGTGTGAAATACTGCTCGGGATCTTTCAAGATTGCCTTTGCATAGACTTTCTTACCATCCATTTCGTATCGACCAGCAACATTCTTCCACAAACCCCCTGCCTCACCAAGTTCAAGCAATCCATAATATTTTTCTAGTCCACGCTCATCAAAGAACAATCTTGTTTCAATCTTGGAACCTTCTCTTGTCAGACGAGACTTTTTAGCCTCGCATTTGATAATGTTTCCGACGAGAGTCGTTCCATCTTTCTCCTTTTTCTTTCCGAGATAAACGATTGTAGAGGCGGAATATTTGAGACCACTACCTCCTCCCATTTCTTTTGTAGGGACATAAGAACCGATGACATCATAGGTGTGATTAGTAACTAACATAGGTATGTTAGCTTTGCCAAGTTTTAATGTAAGAATTCTGAAACAAGACTTAATCAATTGAGATTTTGTCATGTCACGAACTTGTTTGTCGTCCGCAGCATCTTGCACTTCTTTGTTGGTGGCTAGCATACCCAGAGAGTCTAACACAAACATGAGAGGTTTGCGTTCATCTTTAGGTGTTTCCATATATTTGTCAATGATCCTGACTGCCTGGGTCCTGAACTCCTCCACTGTATTAACAGGGAAGATTACCAGACGTTTAGAGTCGATGCCACGACACTCAATCATCTGCTTACTAATGGCAGACTCGGTTTCAAAATATAAGACGCCAGCGTCAGGATCAAGATCAAGGAAATTACGAACGACAGAAAGGCAAAAGAAAGTCTTTCCAGTCCCTGATTCTCCTGCAAGAGCAGTGATCTTATTGGAGGGAATACCTCCAAAAATGCTGCCACTAACCAGGGCATTAAAGATATAACTGCCAGTATCAACAAAAGTTTCAACGTCACCAGCAGCAATGCCATCAGATGCACGAGAAGCAAACTCATTCTTGGTGTCCTTGAGGATAGAAGATAAGAAGTCCATAATTAAAGAAATGATAGTAGTGAAATAGTTTTCTCGGAGTCCCAGCCAATACAGTTTAGCACATTCTTGAGAGGTTCATAGAATGATTTCTCAAACTGCATCTTATGATCGATATACTTTTCGATATTGAACTCTGTGGGTATTCTACCCATGAAGGAGATGGTATTCTCCATGATTGGATTGGGAGTTCTCAAATATAAGAACTTAATCTTCTCACCCTCTTGTATCAACGCATGTTTATTTTGAATCTTGTGTTTTTTCACGTAAAAATTATACAGAAGAGCACCCCTAACGTGAATAGGTGTACCTTTAGAATAGATATCAGTTCTTGACTGATACTTGGAGAGATTATTACAACCACGAGGGAAAGCAATATCCTGATACTCTTGGTTTTTTGTCTCTTCTCTTACTTCATCAATGAATTTAATCACATCATCATTGTCACCATTGATAATGATGGTATAAGCTTTCTTAAGTTTATCACGGAAGAATGCAGGGGTGGATGAACGTGCCGTTTCCATACCACAGATCTTCATCTTTGGTTCATTGTAACGAACACCCTCACTGTCCCAGACGTTGAGGATATATCGTTTCTTGGCGGTCCAGATGCCCTTGGAAGCGATGTTCTCCCGCTTCATCTTCATCTTCTGCGCGTATGCCCGAACATAAGTGGAGAGTTCTTGGTAAGAACTTTCAATAAACTTCTCAAATTCCACCTCACACACCTTGTTAAGGAACCCAACAATGACTTCATCATTTGCCTCTCGTCCCTTGAATACCTCCTGCACCAAAGGACCGAGGTTAAGATACATAGAATCGGTGTCGCAAGCAATAACGTAATCAATGTCATTTGTCTTCAGAATATTGTTTAAGTATTTGTTAGTCTTGTCACTGATCCAACGAATAGACAACTGACCAGACAAAGTAATTGCTTCGGCAATCTCTAATCGAAAGTATCGAAAGTGTTCGTTACCAATAGCACCATAAGCAGAGTTGAGTTGGATCTTCCTTGCCATCTGAATGTTGTTACAGCGAGAAATTTCTTTCTGCAATTCGACAGTAGGTGTCTTCTCATACTGCTGCTTGGCAGTAAGCATCTTCTTTTTATAGATGGTTCGTTCCTGATAGATCTTCTCCATCAGCTTGGGTAAGAAACCCTGGGTTTTTGTGTCATAATAGGTGCCATTAGGACACACTGTGACGCCCTCCAGGGAGCTTGTGTCTATTTCCTTGGCAAGTAGTTTCTCGACGTTTGCGCTAGGGTGACGGGTAGGTAGCAGCGTCTCTGGCGAGAGATTGTACTGCATAATGAGGTGAGGGTATAGGGAGTTGAGGTCAAAAGAGACAACCCAGTCATAGATCCCTGGAATAGGTTCCTTAACATACGCTCCAGCATACTTTGCATCCTTTTGTGATTTACGTTTAGGTGGAATAGCAATCTTCTGACGTGCAAGATACACATAGATGATGTTATCCCACATACGGACCTGTGAATACACATCCTCAAAATTTACTTTGGCATCATATGCCATGGTGACAGCTAGTTCTAGTAGTTTCATCTTGTCATCCAACCTGTCAACCAGGCGAACGTCAATGATGTTGTACTCTACAAACTTCTGCCAGTCTTTTGTATAGAACTCTTTGAAGGTGTCATATTCACTGTGGTCTAGTTTCTTCTGACCTAGTTCTACGAATGCAATATGATCTAGACGATAAGACTCTTGGTTGGTGTAAGTAAACTTACGATACAACTCAAGATAGTCTAGTGTTGCTACACCAGTGATGTCATAAGCAAGTTGCTCACGACCCTTGATAAAGATCCTACGTGGATAGATGTTCTTCCAAGGCGAGAGAAGCTTTGCTTCTTTCTCACCAAGGATACGCTCTATACGGCGGATGATATACGGCATATCGAACAGTTGTACGTTCCATCCAGTGATCACATCAGGGCAGTTTGCCTGCCAGTCATGAAGGAATCCTTTCAGCAGACCTTCCTCGGTCTGGAACTGTAGGTATTGCACGTCCTTCTCTGTGTTCATGAAGGGACGTGAACCATACACTGTGATCTTGCCCGTTGTAGAGTCTTTGATACTAATCAGAAGGATCTCCTGGTCAGCAGACTCGATGTCAGGGAAACCATTCTCGGCACCCGTCTCAATATCAAGAGTAAAGATACGAATCTGATTCATATCAAACTTCATGTCCTCATCAGGGTACGTCTCAAAGATGTACTGATTAAGGAAACGAGTTTGACCACAGATTTCATAGTCTTCTAGGTCTCGATGTGCTTCCATAAAGGATTTTGCATCCACGATAGAACCCTGTTGCACAGGGCGCACACTTCGACCGTCAAGTGTTTTCCATTCTTCCTTCACTCTAGAAGGAAGAAACAGTGTAGGATTAAACTTGACACGATCCTCAAAAGGCAGACCATGGTCATAGCCACGGACTAGGATCGTATTGCCTGTTTGCTCAACACTGGTGTAAAACTTCATTCAGATTTTGTTTCGTAAAAAAGCGATGCGGTTTTGCTATCAGGTTCAGCAATCAAAGTGATGTCTGAAGACCTGACCGCCAACTCACGGTCATCGGAAAAAGGTGGGAAGGTGGTGAGACCATCTTCCGTTACCTCACAGGGGTATTTTAGCACACAATCGGGATCCCCGAACTCAACACCAGGAATCTCTTCAACTTCGCTGACTATCCAGCGACTCTCAAACCGCAGGAGCTTCAGCATCAGTTACCTCCTCAACTGCTGGAACAAATCCAGTGTCAGCAGCTGCTGCCATCGCTTCCACCTGTGCTTGTTCTTGTGCTACTGCTTGCTCTACAGTTCTTGTATAAGCTTCTTCCAAACCAGGATCCACTGCTCCAACACATGTCACTGAAGAAAATGGAATTTTAAATTGTGTATCAATAGAGAATGGAAGCCACTTATTGAATCGAACTTGCACTTCTTGGTTGCCTGGGTTAGACCCTGGTTCTAGGTTCAAAGTGTAGGGTCGAATCATGATGAGACAAATAGGCTTACCCTCTTTGTCATCTCCTTCACGTACTTCCTGAAGGTCACAAATAAGACGTTCGTGTGAACCAGACAGGACTACGATTGCGTTTGCCATAATAGAAAAGTATTGAACTGCTTTATTTTAACACAAAAAAAGGGGGGTGTCAACTGGATTTTGCCAGTTACCCCCCGTGCGGCGACGATATGTCTTTATTTAGTAATGAGATATTCTTTTTCGTTTTGATATGGTTTAGTTTGACCAGACCAAAGTTTGTATCCTTGTATCATTTCAGGTATCAACCATTGATCCACTCGATAACAATACTGCCAGTTGACTGGTTGGACGCAATTTACCACAGCAACATTCCAGAAGGCTACCAAGTGAATAATTAATGATTTCATTCTAACAATAACTCTTTAATACCAGCAATGTCATAAACAATTTTTCTTTGATGCTCTGGAATATATTTGTTTAAGTGAACAACCAATAGACCATCTAGGAACGTAACCTCTCCAATTTTAACATCGTCTGCGAGTTGCCACGTATTAATAAAGGAACGCTTTGATACTCCACGGTGGAGATACTGGACATCAGGATCTCTTCTTGTATTTTTCGTGGCAACTTTGAGAATGTTTGATTCTGTAGATACTTCAATCTCTTCTGGTTTAAATCCAGCCAGAGCGATTTCAATAGTATACTTACTGGTGTCATGCTTGATTAAATTGTAAGGGGGGTAGTTTGTATTATGATTTGACATACTATCTAGACGATGAAAGATATCATCGAGCCCTACAAAGTGTGGGGAATATGAATCCCATGCAAACTTATCCATTAGTAACTCCTTTATTAGCGAGTGTTTTGTGTGGACCCCGAAGGCATCCAATACTATTTAACCAAGACACAAAAAAAGGTAGAGTGGTAAAACCCTACCTTTGAATTCGGATTATACTTCAGTCTTCTTACGACCGATATTGTATTTGGACTCTAGGATCCAATCGTCTTTATCTTTAAATGATAGCACCTTAATTTGATTGAGAGGAGCAATGTCTTCAATACGTTCTGCTTCGACTACAGATACGAGACCCCAGTCTGACAACAGTTGGGTAATACGATTCCTTCGTTGAACATCGTTGACAGTAAAGTTTGTTTTTTTGCCATCTAATGCAAACAACTCTTTAAAGTGGACGATATAATATCTACCCTGCTTGTGTAGAATATGACATGATTGATATAGCTTGCGTTCTTTTCTTGAAGCAACACCAATACGGGTTAGCGTCTCACGAACCTTCAGAAAATCGTCTGGTTCAGACAGACTAACTTCTACCATATCAGAAGGTTGCCATTGTACTTCAATTTCAGTGCTCATCTTGTTCCGCCTGTATCTAATAGTTTTGCTATTGTTTCAAGATCAGAATTCGTGAGAATTCTTAAAGCGGCAAGTGCTTTGTTATGGTTATATCCATAATATTGCTTCACCAAGTCAAGATGCTCAAGAGTTTCCTTCTTCGCCCAAGGAGCGAAACGCTTCCTAGGTTTCAAACTATTTATAAAAAAATCATATTGCATCTGCTTATCTAATTCAGGATGCATATTCATTTCATTGGCGTACAATATCGAATCAATATGATGTGACATGCACTTATTAATAATGAAGGGAGGATAACCTTTTACAGCTTCCTTATCTCCATGCAGTATATTTTTCTTCGACTGATTAATTGAATACAAATAATCAGTAAGTTTATAACTCATAATTTAGCAGTAACACTCATCACTTTTGCATTTGGATTGCGAGCAAGAGCAACTTCTCTTGCTTCTGAATAGTTACGTGCAATCACCTCTTCTTTAAAGACGGTGCCTGCTACGAATAGGGTGACTTCACACTTCATAATTAGTAAGGACTAGTTCCTTGCGAGCTGCTTGATCTGTATTATAACTCCCCACGCTCCTCATGGTATAAGTGTGTGCAAATTCTCCTACTGTCCACCCTTGGAACCGATCTTTGACCAGTTGAGACGAATTGTAAGATACAAGTTGAGGACAGATGAAGCGATCACAGTCAC